AGCCATTTGTTATATGAGCGTTATATTTTAAATAACATACCTGCACAAATTATAAGCTATATGAAAGTAGCCGACCTTTGCACCTGTACGCACGAAAGGTTAGCAGCAGAAATAAGCCAATACAATAAGAACGTTCACATATTACCAAACGCTTTACCTTACGGACAAGAGCAGTTTATGGATAACAAGACCGAAGATGACAAAGTAAGATTATTCTGGAGCGGTAGCGGAACGCACGAAAAGGATATAGAATTACTAAAGCAACCCTTTAAGCGTTTGCAAGGAATGAATATAAGAACTGTAATAGCAGGGTACAACGACGGGGAGAAGCCTATTTGGGATAAGATGATAGCATCGTTTACTTGTGGACTAAAGCTTAACCCTACTATTTATAACTACGCAAGAGTGACTGAATATATGGGTGCATACACAGATAGCGATATTTCAGTTATCCCTTTAGTAGATAGCAAGTTTAACGCTATGAAGTCAAACTTAAAGGTATTAGAAACCGCAGCTAAAAAGAACCCGGCAATAGTTAGCCACGTTAATCCTTACTATGATTTACCTGTACACTATGTAAAAAGCCAAAAGGATTGGTATAAACATATACGAGATTTAGTAAATGACGAGGCTATGCGTAAGGAAAGCGGACAAAACCTTTTTGAGTTTTGCCAAAAGAATTATAACTTCGAGGCAATAAATTCTGACAGAAAGTATATTTATAATAAACTAATTTCTCATAGTTAAATTTTTAATTATTAATCAACGGAAAATTTAATGGGGAAACTATGCAGAAACATACACAAATATATTTGCAGGGAATGGGGTATAAAAAAACGGACTTCATTCCTTGCGAAGTGTGTGGAAGTGTTGGAACGGATATCCACCACATAAATGCGAGGGGTATGGGTGGCAGCAAGACGGCAGATGTGATAGAAAATTTGATGTGTTGTTGTAGGGAATGCCATATTAAGTACGGGGACAAAAAACAATATAAAGAGTTTTTAAAAGAATTACATTTAAAGAATATACCAAATGGCAAAAGGTAACGAGAATAAGAACAAAGTTTGCTTCGGAAAAAGGAAGCGAGGCTCTGCAAAGAAGTCCTATAACAAGCATAATCCAAGACCTAAACAATATAGAGGTCAAGGTAGATGAGAAAACTAACCGCTATATGGTATATTATAACTCATAAGGCTTACTTCGTAGCAGTATGTAAGACAGGCTTTAATGGTGACGAGATGACTACAATAGGTAACTATACTTACTCAATGGCAGATACTTTAATCAATAAGCACATAAACGATATAGATAATTTTTTAGACCAACAAGATGCTTTAGACGAAGCCAACGATATAATAAACGGCATACTATGATACAAAACGTACCTATCAACACAGTTAAAGCAAACCCAAACAATCCCAGAATAATTAAGGATGATAAGTTTGCAAAGCTTGTAAAGTCAATTAACGAGTTTCCGCAAATGCTGAACCTTAGACCTATTGTCGTAAATGATGATATGGTTGTGCTTGGTGGCAATATGCGACTAAAGGCTTGTAAAGAAGCAGGACTTAAAGAGATACCAATTATCAAGGCAAGTGAATTAACCGAGCAGCAACAAAAGGAGTTTATAGTTAAAGACAATGTAGGATTTGGAGAATGGGATTGGGAAGATTTAGCTAATAATTGGGATAGTGAACAATTAACAGAATGGGGTTTAGATATACCCGGATTTAAAATAGAAGAAGAAAAGGAAATGGAAGATTTGTCAGACAAATTAAAATCAGAATTTAAGATAGAAATTATTTGTAAAGACGAAACAGAACAAGAACAAACATATAATAAACTAATAGAACAAAACTACGAATGCCGACTTTTAACATTATAAAAACAGCCGAACCTAAGAAAACATTTAGGGTATCTTCCGTAATGGGTAAGTTTGATTTAGAAAGCAATCAAATTAAAGAACATTTTGAAGGTAATATTGACATTAAAGATAATTGGCAAATAGGTTTAATAGTAGGTAAAAGCGGTAGCGGTAAAACAACAATAGCAAAACAATTATTTCCTGAGTCATACATAACCAATTTTGAATATAGCGCAGAAACTATTTTAGATGATATGCCTAAAGAATGCTCAGTTGAAGATATAACAAAGGCATTTAATTCTGTTGGTTTTAGTTCTCCACCTTCTTGGTTAAAGCAATATTCGGTTTTATCCAATGGAGAAAAAATGAGAGTAGACCTTGCTCGTGCTATTTTATCAGAAGATAATTTATTTGTTTTTGATGAGTTTACAAGTGTTGTAGATAGAAACGTAGCACAAATTGGTTCATTTGCTATGCAAAAAGCAATTAGGAAAACATCAAAACAATTTATAGCAGTTACTTGTCATTACGATGTTGAAGATTGGCTATTGCCAGATTGGGTATTTGACACTGATTCTATGACCTTTCGTAACTGCGAAGGGCAAAAAAAAAATAGACCAGAAATCAAATTCGAAATATTCCAAACATTCGATAAGTCAATCTGGAAAGTCTTTGCTAAGCATCATTATTTAAGTCATACACACAATAATGCTGCCAATGTATATTTAGCATTTGTAAACAATGAATTAGCAGGTTTTATAAGCATATTACATTTACCTCACCCAATAGCTAAAACTATTAAAAAGGTACACAGATTGGTTATATTACCTGACTATCAAGGGCTTGGAATAGGTATTAAATTCTTAAACGAAATCGGGAAATATTATATAAAAAACGGTTGGCGATATACAATAGTAACATCAGCACCAAGTTTAATATTTGGCTTAAAAAGACATAAAAATTGGAAATGTAAACACTTTGGCAGAATGACTGCAACAAGCGGAATATTACACGGTTCAAATAATAAAAACACAAATTCAAAACATAGATTAACTACAAGTTGGGAAATGGTATAAATTTGTAATAACAAAGAAGTAAATAAGAAGATATGGCAAACGAACATAATTTAATACCGGTTAAAAAGGGTGAAATAAGAAACCCAAACGGGAGACCAAGAAAATATGTAAGCCTACTTAAAGAGCAAGGGTATAAGGTATCGGAAATAAACGATACAATCCAAGCAATGATGGCAATGGATATTGAGGAACTTAAGTCAGTATGGGATAACCCAAAAGGAACTGTATTAGAAAAAACAATAGCTGCTGCTATGCGTAAGAGTTTGGAGAAAGGCAGTCTTTATAGTTTAGAAACTTTGCTTACTCGTGTTTATGGGAAGCCAAAGGAAACAGTTGACACTACAAATAAAACAGAATTAACAGGCAAAATTCAAGTTGAGGTTATTACAAGCGGAGTGCCTTTAGCAAATAGAGAAACAGATGTTTAAAACAACCGACGTATTTTTAAGTAACCGAAACGCAGAAACTGACATTATAATTAATCAGGGCGGTACAAGTAGCGGTAAAACTTATTCAATACTTCAAAACTTATTCCTTCACGCAATAGAAAACGACAGGTGTATTATAACTGTTGCCGGTCAGGATATACCCAATTTAAAGGTAGGACCGATAAGAGATGCTCATAACATAGTAGATAATACCGAAGGACTTAGCAATTACATTTTAGAATATAACAAATCGGATAGGGTATTTACATTTGTAAACGGCTCAATAATAGAGTTTAAAAGTTATGATGATGCCCAAGATGCCAAGCAAGGTAAAAGGGATTACCTTTTTTTAAACGAGGCAAATGGTGTAGATAAGATTATATGGGATGAACTTTATATTCGTACAAAAAAGAAAAGCTATATTGACTATAACCCAAACAATGAATTTTGGGTACACACCGACTTAATAGGTAAGCCAAACGTTACGCTTATAATTAGTGACCATAGACATAATACATTTTTAGACCAAAAAATACACGATAAAATTGAGGCAATAGATGACCCAGAACTTTATAAAGTTTATGCCCGTGGACTTACAGGTAAACTTGAGGGTGTAATATTTAGAGATTATAACGTAGTTTCAGGGGTTAGTCCAGATGCAAAACTTATAGGTTATGGATTAGATTTTGGATTTAGCAATGACCCAACCGCTTTGGTTGCCCTTTATTCGCAATCAGGCGAGTTAATCATTGATGAGTTGATTTATGAGCGAGGACTGCTTAATATCCGTATTAGCGATTTAATGCGTGAATTAGGCGTTAATGGTCGCATTGTGGCAGATAGTGCCGAACCTAAGTCAATCGCTGAATTAGGGGCTTATGGGTGGCAAATAGAGGGTGCCAAGAAAGGACCGGATAGCATAAGGCAATCTATTAATACTTTAAAGCGGTACAAACTAAACGTAACCCAAAGGTCAAGCAATTTAAAAAAAGAGCTAAACGGCTACAAATGGAAGCAAAATAAAGACGGAAAGCTTGATAATGAGCCCGTGGATTTCCTTAATCACGCAATAGATGCCCTACGATACGCATCACTTAACATATTAGACAATTCTATGTCTGGTAGATACGCTTTTTTATAACTCATTGGTTTACAATGATATATGTAAAAAATGTAATATTTGCAACAAAATTGCAAAAATAATTAATTATTTATTTTGTGGATTGTGTAAAGGTTGTATATTTGATATATCAATTAACCACAAACACAAAAAAATGAAAAATTCAAAAAACTACGAATTCATTATTACAAAATTAGATGGACAAATTGAAGTAGAATCTAAAGTATGTAAATTGCCATTAAATACTACATTGTATTCAAAATTATTAAGGATGTGGCATAAAAACGAAATTTTAAAATTTCAAATAAAAGATAAAGAATCAAATTTATATATTAGATAATAATACAAAATAGGGGTGCGACTATTCAACGCACATATTTAACATAGTGATGTAGCATAGGTAAAGGCACTAAAATATGAACCAATGCCGTAGATGGGGAGCGCCTTACCCATATTTTTTTAACTCAACTAAACACAATGAAAAAAGAAACCGCACAACTTTTAGCCGTATTTTTAGTAGCTTGTTACCTTATTGGACAACTTCAAGACATCTACTCAAAATGATTTACGCTATCTGCTTCCTGCTAATTGCAACAGGCTTTGTAATGGCAGCATTAACTGACTACACAATTAAACACTATGACCCAACTAAGCAAAGAATACATAGACAAATATTACGCAAGTGAGCCTATTAGCATTATGATGAATAACATTGATGCTACCTACCTTGAGATACTAACGTACTGCAAAAGCAAAGGCTACGAACCTGCCAAGCGCAGATTAAGACGAGAGCCGAGCAGCTTTAAGATAGGCTACTTTGATATTGATAACTACAAACCCGAAACAATATAATTAGAACTATAATTCTAATTCTTATAAAAAAAGCTATTTAAAAACAATTATTTAATTAAATTAGAAACATATTTCCAAAAACAAATAACCTATGAAAACAATAAAAATATTAAATCAAATCGTTATAAAGTATGAGCAACGAAAAGCTAATTTGAATAGTATAAAAGTAGATGCTATTAAAAGCCAAGTAACAATAACTGGTGTATGGACTCCAAAAACTAATTAACCTATGAAACTATATACAGAAGAACAAGTAAATAAAATTGCAACTCAATCAATGAGTTTTGGAAGTTATGATAACTCCATTACACCAATTGAGATACTTGATAATGAAAACATATACACAGAACAACAAATAAAAGAAACATTAAAAAGAATGGGACTTGATTTGTTAGTAAATGAATTTTTGAAAAAAGCTGAGCCAATAGAATTTAACCAAAACAAATAAACACAATGGAA